GAAGTTAGTTGTGTCTAACTTAGTACTATAGTACTATATAAAATGTTCACAATTTGTTTACAATTTGGTCATACGCTGTTCACAACTGACCTATATAATGTACTTAAAGATAAGGAAAGGAGATATAAAAAATGAAAAAGGAAGTTATAATAAATGGTAGGGCATTTGCGCTCAAAAAGGTCAAGGGTGAACTGCACCCTAAATTTGCAACACGCGATTTACGCGAGTGCTACAAAAATCCTAGTATTGCGAAACAGTTAATATATGATAATTGGCTTAAGTGGTATATGGAAGAGGACAACAATTTTATATTGAAACATTTTAGCGTTAATACTTATAATGTTAATATGTTTACATTAAGATGCGACGCGTATAATATGGAAGATGAATTTGTCGGTCAATTATACATCACAAAAACGAGACAAGAGTTTTGGGCAGTTTAAAAAACTGTCGGGTCGGTGCAACTCCGACCTTCTTGTATCGCTGATAATATCAGCAAGTAACAAGTAAACAAGCGCAAAAAGAAAAGGAGAAAAATCACTATGAAAAAACAGAAAATGGTTACACGTACAATTAAAGTAACAAAATATGAGGTTACTTATTTTGACCTTGAAATTAATGAAGTCAGAGGGGATGTCCTTGAAACAGTTGGTACACCAACCGATAAGGAAATCGAGAAGCAATTTAATGCAGAAAATCCGACTTGCAAGTTTATAAAACTCGATAATGTCGAAGTAACTGAAAAACTATATGGTTTGTCAGAGGATTTGTTTCTACAGTACGCTGTAGAACTTGACGAAAACAGAAAAGAGGTGAAGTAGTATGTTAATGCAAGATTTATATAAAGTTTTAAGTGATGATACTTGGGTTACTGTTGTTACTGGTAGCACAGTATTCAGTCCTAAATATAACGGGTTGATAACTGATATTCCGATCTCATTGTTAGACTCGTATATCAAATGTTTATCAATTGATATGAACCATTTATTAATCACAATAGCCTAAGCGTCCAAGCGCACAGCGTGGTGCAAGTCCGCGCATAGGCTTTACAATTGAATATAGTAAAGAATGAAAGGTGGTGAAAAATATGACAGTACAACAATTAGCACTTGTTACTAATGATAATAATTATATTATATTAGATGCTAATGAAACTGAAATTTTTGCAGCAATAGATAGTGGGCATGCAGAAAAATTTAGGCATAATAACTATTCTATTTATGAAATAGTGAGCGTTGATTGTATTGATGCGCATACTATGGTAATATCAGTAGATAGAAAAGAGGTGAACCAATGACATACAATATAAAACTAGGCACGTTAGTCAAACTCAGTATCACTACTAGCTTTTGGCTACACGATATTCAGTATGATATTGACGAGTTCTACACACGCTCTCAAATATTGGAAAACAAGCAACTTTCACGAATGAAAGTAGTGAGCTTTAAAGCATTATCAGAAAAAGAAATGCTCTACGTTAAAGTAGAGGAATAGAAAAGAGGTACAAATTATGTTATACAAAAACAGAAAAATGTCACAATCAGAAATCGATGAAATCTACGAAGATTTCGTTATAGAGATAGCGACAAAAGTCGCTAAACAAGTAAAAGGAAAAGTGTATTATGGTTTTGCCACAGTAGAAAATATGTGGTACGTCATAATAAAGACCCATGAACTCGGAGAAAAGCGTTTTTTCCTTGATACACTCGATTATGAAATGTTAAGTGGTGTATCATCAAAGGAAATAGCCGAAAATATAGTTAAAATTTATCGCAAAATAATTGAGAGGAGATTTTTTATAATATGACAAATAAAAGAATGCATCAATTAGAGCGCAAGGTTAGAGTGGGTTTCAAAAACTTTAATCAAATAATATATCCAAAAATGTCGGAATTAAATTTTTAGAGCAAATTAGATATTTAATGTTTGAAAACATACGATTTGAACATTATAAAGGTAATATAACTATTAGCGAATTGCATTTTATGGCACGTTGTCTTAGAAGTTATTATTGGTATTACAGAATAGAGATAGATAAGAATTTTGAATAGTTTACGCAAGTTTTCGTAAATTTTCGTAAATTGCAGAAAGCTAAATGTGGAAAAGTTCATAAAATGTTCATAATTCCGACATAGCATAGTCATAATCATACTGTACTATATAATATGTAAAGAGGTATTATACCATTTACGTTTTGCTTTAATAACATACAACCGCACTATTGCTAGCCAATGTGACACTCAATAGTGCGGACTCCTCAAAAAGGTGGTGAATATCACATGATAGAAACATTATACGCACAACTTATTTCAGACCCTAATACACGTAAGGTATTATGTCGAACAGATAAACGAAACGTCACAACAGAAACAATATATCGTGACGATTGTAAAATCATAATCCGCCACAAATTTGATGATTTTCTTTCATGCCTTATAGTTAAGAGATAGCAAGCTATCATTAAACGGATTGCAAGAATCAACTTGACTATTACACCTATTGGGTGTTACAACTTTATTACAAATCACAATACATAGAAAAGGAGAAAAAACTATGAGAAAACCAATGGTCACACGTACAATTATTTCAACTTCAGTAAAAGCGTTATGTGTAAATCCACAGACAGCAGATACTTTTGAACAGGATTTTACACTTAGTGGTAAAATACTCGAAAAAGATAAGGCTTTAAAGAAAGTATCAAAACTTTACAACACTGACAATTGTACTATCGTTGCAATTCGTGAACTCAAAGAAGTTAATGAACTTTACGGCATGGATGAAGCAGATTTTATTGCAGGCGCAAAGATACTTGACCCTGCTACACGTAAAGAGATTGAAACAGAGCAGACAGACACAGAAACAACAGAGCAGACAGACGCAGAATAAAAAGAAAAGGAAATAAACAAATATGGCAATCACAATTAACACACAATCAAAGGATTTTACAGAGGTAGAGCAGTACTTAATGACGCTTGACAGAGGTATCAAATCCCTCAAGGACGTAGAGGACAATACATCTATTCCAGTGGCAGGCTATCTTACATTCACCGATGAAAAAGACAAGGGTGATATCGTTGACATTTTGTCAATCATTACACCAGACAATGAGGTATTCTCATGTCAGTCAGCTACTTTTAAGCGTAGTTTTGATAACATCACTAACATCATGCACGGCAAACAGTTTAGCATTATTAAAGTTAGTGGTACAACAAAGGCAGGTAGATCTTACATTGACTGCGCACTTGACGTGAAATCAGTAAAATAAAATTTTATCTTACTGCTGACCCTTGCTATTAAGTTAGCAGGGGTCTTATTAATTTAGAGAGGAGAGGAAAAAGTATGGCAAAGAAACTTACTAAAAATCAAAAACTATATCAAGCTATATTAGATAAAGCAGAGCAAAAGGGTATTTCTACACAAGGTTTAAAAGCTTTTCCAAAAAGAATAACTCAAGATGCCTTGCAGGATTTACAAACAGAAATATCACAAAGACAAAGCGCAGAAACCTGTACAGTTACAGATAGTATTATTTCAAGGTTGCAGGCACTACCTAGTAAAAAGCAAACATACACACATGGTGGTGAAGCTATAGACTATGATCTTGAAAATTTTTACTATACTGTTTTAGGAACTATGAAACAAATGCAGGAAGATTTTGGAAAAGAGCAATACGAATATTATTTACAACAAAATGAAGCAGAAATTATAACAGCAATAGACAGTATAAATGAAAGTGTATATTCAGAAGTAGTGCAGGCAAAAACAGAAGATTTAATACCTTTACTATCAAATCACGATATGTCACGCATTACGGCAATACAATCTAATGATATTAATGAATATTTTGGGTTTACTGATTTAGATAATATATGAGAAACTGTAGGAAATTTATGTGTGATTTTGAAACAACAGTATATGAGGGTCAAAAATCTACAGAAGTATGGGCTAGTGCAAGCGTAGAATTATACACAGAGAATGTTCAGATTTTTCATTCTATAGATGAACAGTTTAATTATTTTAAGTCGTTAGATTGTGACATAATAGCTTATTATCATAACCTTAAATTTGATGGCAATTTTTGGCTGTCATATTTATTAACAGATTTAAAATATGAACAGGCATACGAGTCATTTAATAAGGACGGTACTCAAGGCGAATTTATAAAAGAAAAATACATGAAAAATAATACTTTCAGATATACTATATCTTCTATGGGTCAATGGTATATGGTTATTATTAAAGTTAATAACCATTTTATTGAACTAAGAGATAGCTTAAAACTATTACCATTTTCGGTAAAACAAATAGGTAAATCTTTTAAAACAAAACATCAAAAATTAGACATGGAATACACTGGCTATAGATACGCAGGATGTAATATAACTGATGATGAAAAACGTTATATAGCTAATGACGTATTAGTAGTTAAAGAAGCAATTGAACAGTTATTCAATGACGGACACGATAAACTTACAATAGGTTCATGTTGTGTAGCAGAATATAAAAATTCTTTATGTGCTTATGATTATGATGATTTATTTCCTGCACTTGATGAATTTACACTTGATAAAAATATTTATGGTTCATCAAATGCTGATGAATATATACGTCACAGTTATAGAGGGGGTTGGTGCTATTTAGTAAAAGGAAAAGAAAATATAGTTAGACATAATGGTGTGACAGCAGATGTGAACTCTTTATATCCTAGTATGATGCACTCTCAAAGTGGTAATTATTTTCCAATAGGTAAACCATATTTTTGGACAGGCAATATAATACCAGATGAAGCTATAGGTGAAAATAAATATTACTTTTTAAGAATAAAAACACGTTTTTATATTAAAGAAAATATGTTACCTTTCATTCAGATAAAAGGAAACCATTTATATAAAGGCACAGAGTCATTAACAACCAGTGATGTATTAGACAAAAATGGAAATTACAATAGATACTATAAAGATATTAATGGTAATATAAAAGACACAGTGCAGATAATGACGATAACTATGACAGATTACAAGCTAATGTTAAAGCACTATGAACTGGTTGACTTTGAAATATTGGACGGATGTTGGTTTTATTCCATGAAAGGAATATTTGATAACTACATCAATCATTATGCAGAAATTAAAATGAATAGCAAAGGTGCAAAGCGTACAGAAGCAAAACTGTTTCTCAATAACCTTTATGGTAAACTTGCTAGTAGTTCCAACAGTAGTTTTAAGGTTGCATATGTAAAAGAGGATGAAAGTATTGGTTTCTATATAGTCCCTGCTAATAATAAAAAGGTGGGTCATATAGCAACAGGCAGTGCAATAACATCCTATGCTCGAAACTTTACAATAACAGCCGCTCAAAAAAATTACTATGGTGTAGACAAAGCAGGATTTATTTATGCTGACACTGATAGTATACATTGTGACTTGCCTGCTGATAAGATAAAAGGCATAACAGTAGACCCTGTGAAGTTTTGCTGTTGGAAACTTGAAAGCAGTTGGGATACAGCTATTTTTACAAGACAGAAAACATACATAGAACACATAACTCACAATGATTTAGTTCCTGTTGATGAACCTTACAACGATATTAAATGTGCAGGAATGCCACAGAAATGTAAAGATTTATTCAACAAATCAATGCAGGGTTATGAAGCAAAGGAGAGTGATAACTATACGCAAAGTGAATTAAAATTTTTAGAAACAAAAAGAGACTATAGTGATTTTAAAGTTGGGTTATGTGTTCCCGGAAAATTACTACCAAAAAGAATTAAAGGTGGTGTATTATTGGTGGGCACAACTTATGAAATGAGGTGAAACAATATGATAACATGGTTAGTAGATTTATATTACAGATACAAGGCAAAGAAACATGAAAAAACTTGTAACCATATTTGTTGTTTCTGCAAGTACAAATATGACTGTGATTATTTTACAAGGGAGAGATAAATTTATGAACAATAAAATGGAAAAAGTAGTGCAGGAACTACGCAAAAGATTTAAAGGTTCAATCGAGTTTTATGATGTACCATATACAGAGCAGTATAAAATAGAATATTGCTTAAATGGCTTATACATAGCAAAGTTTTTATCATACGATTTTATAAAGAAAAAAGATACAAGGGAAATTGTACTATCATTAAACATATTAATTGCAACAGATATACACAATCATTTTTACAAATAAAGCAAAAAGGCAGGAGTAAAATACTTCTGCCTTTTCTATATCTATAACTATTGCAGAACACAAGCGCACAGCATTTACGACAATACATACTAGCGTTATCTTCCAAACGTGCTACCTAGCAGTATCAAGTGTACATACAACAGCAGATATCTAATAACTAATAGTCTTGAATAAAACTTCTTTGCATTTAAGGTTCTTAAATCTAAAACAACCTTTTTCAAAATAGTATCTCAATTGGCTAATAAATAAATCATTCTGTTTTAACATAACATAATTAATATCATGGTCATTAACAGTAACACTTATTTTAGTTCTAAAAGTACTGTCTGCCTTATCATCAATATATAAGAAGCCCTGCTCGCTATATTGTTTCACAGCATAATCATGTCCCATATATTTTAGTGTAGCAATATACTTTCCTTTTCCTATAGGAGTATCAATAAAAGTAGTGTTATCATTTAAGTACACGTTTTCACTTGAGTATGCGACATACTGATTATTCTTAAATGCCCTATTGAAACCACTCTCTTTTTGTGCCTTACTAGCAGTTTCTATGAAACCACTCTCAAGTACAAATCCGTCCCCTTTTAAGAAATTAGTCTCACTATTTAATCTTTCGGATATTCCTAATTCTATATAATAAGGATTGATAATACTGACAGCATTACTTAACATATATACCGGAAGATACCTTGCCTGCTCACCATGTCCCCTCGCTATACTTGTATGTACGCTGATAAATTTTCTTATTTCATCACTGCAATAGTGATTAGTTTCGCTCTGAAATTCATCGAATAACATACTATCAGTATCACTAAGTAAGTGACTATATTTTTTCAATTGGTCTGCGCTATTTAAACTAATGGCATAGCCACAGTGCTGTTCATTTAAAAACAAACTATGATAAATACCACTTGCACAGCGTTCACTTTCCATAGTGTAATTACTAAAAAATAATGTTTGTAAATCCTTAAAGAACTTATTAGATACATCATCCAGTTCATAATTGTATCTATAAATTAAGCAGAATTTTTTACCATATTTTAGAAATCTATTGATTAATAGTCTACCAAAATATGTTGTCTTACCGCCACTTCTATTAGTGGTACATAAAAATAGTTCGGGTTTTAATCCGTTTATATCTTTCATTGATAACAATTTAGTTCCGTCATAGTATTTATTTTCACTCATATTGTTGTACTCTTTTCTTAAAATTAACTATAATTATCTCAATTTATTATATCATATATATTGCAAAATATCAAGTAATATGATATAATTAAAAAGAGAATAAAAGAAGGGCGGTGAGGATATGGACACATTTCAAATAATTTTGCAGGCTGTCACAACAGTAGGATTTCCTATAGTAATGTGCTTATGTTTGGCATGGTACTGTATGAAACTGAATGAAAGTCACAAGGCAGAAACAGACAAGTTTACAACAGCACTAAATGATAACACACTGATATTACAGAAATTATGTGACATATTAAATGTGGAAAGAAGTGATAAGAATGAGTAAAGTTGACACTTACACAGATTATATGATTGCAATAGCAAATGACAATTCACATGGTTATTCACAGATTAACAGAGGTGGAAATCCCGACTTTGATTGTAGTTCATTAGTTGGACACGCACTAGCTAAAGCAGAATTTAATGTAAATGTAAACAGTACAACTCGAAACTTGTACGAACAGTTAAAACGCTGTGGCTTTACTTCATGCAACAGACCTTTTCAAAAAGGTGATATTCATTTAGCAGTAGGACATCATGTCTGTGTTTCAACAGATAGTGAACATATAGTTCATGCAAGTATTGATGAAAAAGGAACTACAAAAGGACGTAAAGCAGGAGACCAAACAGGAAAAGAAATTTGCATAAGAAAATATTATACACCTAGTTATGGCTGGGATTATCATTTACGTTATAATGGTGATAAAGGAAGTGCAGGCTATACTATGAATTTATTAAAGAGTGGAGTATCAAATATTGACGTAACAGTATTTGAAATATTTATGACAAAGTTAGGTTATTACAGTGGTAGCATTGATACAAAATATGGCGCAGGTTGTGTAAGAGCGTGTAAGAATTTTCAGTCAGATTATGGACTAACTGTTGACGGGCAGTGTGGTAAAAATACATGGAATAAACTTTTTAGTTTAGGTATAAGATAATGGCATGGATTGTTAAAATAGGTATAGACCCTGGTATGTCTCAAACAGAACTTGAAAATAATGCTACTGAATTTTATGGATATTTCAATAGTAAAGGTTTTACAATTGAAAGCATATCCGGTATGCTAGGAAATTTACAGCAGGAGTCACAGATAAACCCCGGTTGTAAACAAAAAGGTGGTGACGGGTGGGGGCTAATACAGTGGACACCACACACCAATTTAACAGACTATGCAAGCGCACAAGGTTCTGATTGGGCTACAGGTGAAATACAGACACAGTTAATGTGGGAAGAGATTATTAATAATTATGGTGGACAATGGATACCAAAACCCAATAAGGGCTACCCTTATAGTGGTAAGCAATTTTCACAACTTACAGATGTAACTACAGCTTGTATGGCTTACCTTATAGAACGTGAAAGAGCAGGTGTAGAGGTTGCAGAAAAAAGAGTTGTATATGCTAACGCATGGTATAAATATCTAACTGGAGTCACACCGCCTACACCGCCTACACCGCCTACACCGCCTACGCCAACTAAGCGAAAAGGTATACCAGTTTGGATGATGTGTAGACCATTATTTTAAATAGAAAAGAGGTGAGAAAAATGGCAGTACTTTCGCATGATGACTTTATGAATGCAGTAAAAGGTTTAGCAGGTGATAACGCGGATGATAATACGCTTGCTATGATTGAAAATTTTACTGATACATTCAATGACCTTGAAACACGTGCAAAAGATACCACTGATTGGAAGTCAAAATATGAGCAGAATGACAATGAGTGGAGAGAAAAATATAAAGCACGATTTTTTGAGGGCAGTGCAGGTACAGACTCTGCAACAGCAATTAAGGAACAAAAGGAAGATATTACCGATGATGGTAAGGAAATTTCCTTTGATGATTTATTTAAAGAAAGAGAGGGCTAAGAATTATGGCTACAAAACCAAAAATTAAGACACTTACTAATTCAAGCGTTGACATCTTAAATGCTATAAGAAACAACGCAAGTACAAATTACAAAGATTATGTGCCACAGGCTACAGCAGACTCTGACTCAATCAGAGAAATCGGTGCAGTAATGATGGACTACCCTGCTTTACAGAATGAGTTTTTATCTGCGCTCGTAAACAGAATAGGTAGAGTAATTTTAACAAGTAAATCATACGACAATCCGTGGACTATGTTTAAAAAAGGTATGCTCGAATTTGGTGAGTCTATCGAAGAAGTATTTGTTAATATTGCAAAACCGTTTCAGTTTGACCCGCAGGTTGCAGAGTCAAATGTGTTTAAACGTGAAATTTCTGACGTGCGCAGTGCGTTTCACATTATGAACTATCAGAAGTACTACAAAGCTACAATCTCAAATGACCAGTTGAGACAGGCTTTTCTGTCTATTGACGGCATTACAGATTTGATTGCTAAGATAGTGGACGCTATGTATACAGGTGCTAACTATGACGAATTTCAGACTATGAAGTATATGCTTGCAAAACATATATTAAATGGACTGATGAACCCTGTTACCATTCCTGCTATTAACACAGCAAACATGAATAGTATTGTTAGTACTATCAAGGGAGTATCAAATAAGTTTACTTTCCTTAACTCAAAGAATAACCTTGCAGGAGTTATGAACCATACACCTAAGCAGGAACAGTATTTGTTAGTCAATTCACAATTTGACGCTACTATGAATGTTGAAGTACTTGCTAGTGCTTTCAATATGGATAGAGCAGAGTTTGACGGACATCATGTACTTGTAGATAGTTTTGGTGATTTAGACATTGAGAGATTAAATATTCTCTTTGCAGATGACCCGACCTATACAGAGATAAGTCAGACAGAACTTGAAGCACTTGACGCTATTCCTTGCGTTTTAGTAGATAGTGATTGGTTTATGATTTTTGACAACTATCAGAACTTCACAGAACAGTACAATGGTGAGGGACTGTATTGGAACTACTGGTATCATGTATGGAAAACATTTAGCGTATCTCCGTTCTCAAACAATGCTGTATTTGTTGCAGGAACACCTGCTGTCAAAACAGTTACAGTTACACCTAGTGAAGCTACAGTTAGTGCAGACGGACAGATACAGTTGAGTGTTACTGTTGATACTGATAACTATGCGCCACAGAGTGTTATATGGAGTATTGCTACGGGTGATGATAAGGCTAGTATCTCAAGTACTGGTATGCTTAAGATTAATAGTGACGCAGGAACAGGAACTATTACAGTTAAAGCAACTAGCACGTTTGATAGTACAAAGTTTGGTACTGCGACTATTACAGTTGCGTGATATTAATACGGCAGGAGAGCGTAATTGCTTTCCTGCTATTGTAAAGGTGGTGGAGATATGCAGATACAACCTAATAGTATTATCAAATTGTGTAGTGGTGTGCCGATAGATAGTAGTTATAAAGATACTATTTATTTTGAAAGTAGAGAAGCACAGAAAACTTACTTTGAAAGTAAAGTTATTAGAACTATGGACAAAGCTAGTTTTCAGAGAATTAACGGACAACAGGGTGTAGTGAGAATGAACGCAGGTGCAGAAAATATTTATAACTGCAACTATATGATGTTTCAGAATACTAACTATACTACTAAATGGTTTTATGCTTTTATTACTAATATCGAGTATGTAAACGATAAAGTTAGTAATGTCTATTTTACTATTGATGTTATGCAAACATGGTTTCTTTTTGACTGTACTCTTAAAGAGAGTTTTGTCGAAAGAGAACATCATGCAACTGATACTACAAATGACTGTTTAGTTGGTGAAAATATACCGACAGGGCAAATGATGTATGACCAACCAATTAAAAGTGGAATTTTTAATGATTGGTGCTTAATAATAGTAAGTGGTGCAGATGAACAGGGTGCTATTTCAGAATTACAATATAATTATAATGGTATGTATTCGCCATGTATGTTAATATATTGCGATAATAACCAGCACAGTTTAGCAGAATTTATCATGTCACTTGATAATAAAGGAAAAACAGACGAAATAATTAATATAATTTTAACTCCGAAATCAGTTATAAATCACTTATTAACAAATGGTCAAACATTAACAAATAAAAAACCTATTTATGGACTTAAACAAAATGAACCAATGCCTTTTCAGATAAATAAACCAAACAATAAAGTAGGTACTTATACACCTAAAAATCATAAACTATTATGTTATCCTTATACTTACTTGACATTAAGTAATGGTAGTGGTAATAGCATTGAATATAGATATGAACTATTTGATGACATAAGTGGTAAATGCAATTTTGAAGTGTTCAGTGATGTTATCAATGGTTATTATATGGCAAGTCCATTAAACTATAATGGTACAAGCGCAGGACAAACAACACGTACAGGAGATACAACAATAAATTTTGATTTTAGTTTGACATTAGATAATATGCCTATTGTACCATGGAGTAGTGATACCTTTAAGGTATGGTGGGCGCAAAATAAAGTAAGTGTTCAAAGTAATATTGCAACTGGTTTAGCAAAACTTACACTAGGTGCAGGGCTATCAGAAGCACAACCAATGATACCAACAGGTGGTGGAATTTTTAACCAACCAAAAGCACCAGAATTAAATCCTAGTACATCAATTAAACTAGCAGGAAACGGACAATTTGATATGAATAATGTCATGCGTCCAATGGCACCACAATATATTGGAAATGGCAATATGAGCAGTAATCCTATTCAAACGGCTATGCAGGGAGGAATGGTTGTCAGTGGTTATTCTGATATTAAAAACAGTTTAATTCAAATGCAACAAGCCAAAACATTACCAGTTAGTTCAAGGGGTGGTGGTGGTAATAATGTTATGTTAGATACTACATTCCTTGATTTCTATAGCATGAATACACACGTACACCCTAAAATAGCAAAAATAATTGATGATTATTTTACTATGTTTGGGTATGCTACTAATGAGGTAAAAGTACCTAATATAAATGTAAGACCGCACTGGACTTACACCAAAACACAACAATGTAATTTAGTTGGTATAAATTGTAGCAACAATGATATAACAGCTATTAAAAATATTTTCAACAATGGTATTACATTTTGGAAAAATGCTAGTGAAATAGGTAACTATTCATTAAATAACAGTCCTAGTTAGAAAAGAGGTGAGACAATGAGTAGAAGAAGTAGAAAAGCACAGTCCGAAGCGTTCCTGCAAAATCAGAGAACATACCTACAGTATGTTAATAGACTGACAGAATTAAGTATTTCAATGTTCGATTGGAAAAACTTACCAAGTACTATTGACGCAAGATTTTTAGAACTAGCACTTTTCAATGACGGCATGGCAGTATTTTTTAAGGATGAAGTCATGGGTTACTTAGGATTGCAAGTTATGATAGGTGGTAAACTCGATGTTTACAGAATACCTATTACTCGAACAGCCTTTGCACAAAATGGGTATCAAATGAAACTTGACCCTAGCAACAGTGTTATTATTTTTAATAATATGTTACACACTAACAGTATAATTGACGTACAGGAAATGAGTAAAAGGTTGTATGAAATACAGAGAACTATTGATGTAAATGTCATACAACAAAAAACTCCTAAAATTATTACTTGTACTGAAAATCAGAGGTTAGTAATGAAAAATCTATATGCACAGTATATGGGTAATGAACCATTCATTTTCGGTGATAAGAATTTAGACTTAAGTGGTATTAAAACATTTGATACTACAAGTCCTTATGTTTCTGATAAGCTGTATGACTTAAAGACGCAGTATTGGAATGAAGCATTGACGTATTTAGGTATTAGTAATGTTAATACTGTAAAGAAAGAGAGAATGATTACCGATGAAGTACAAAGAAACTTAGGTGGAACTATTGCTAGTAGGTATTCAAGATTGTTTATGAGACAGCAGGCTTGCGAACAGATTAATAAAATGTTTGGACTGAACATTAGTGTTGACTATCGTGAAGATATGCAAGTACTTGATACTTATGACGCTGATGAAGCAAAGTTAAGTAATGAAATTGACGTAGGCAAAGGTGGTGAGAATAATGAGTAAGTATACGACAGAGGTGCGATTTATTTGTGAAAACAGTGCAGGCTTACGTAAGAGTGAGGGTGCAGATAATGTTGATAGTATTTTAGATAGATGTTGGGATAAGGTTTTTAATTTTGACTTTCCTATCTTTGACGAAAACTATAGGCAGGTTTTGTGCAGAAAAATATTGAAGCATTATTATACAAGAGAGATTGCTCATGAGACTGTAGGTAGGTGGAAGTTAGCGTTAAATGCTAAGCTAAATGAAATTATGCCTTACTACAATCAATTGTATAAAAGTGAGTTGCTTGAGTTCAATCCTTTTTATGATGTTGATTTAACTAGGAGTAGAGAGGGTAGCGGTACAAGGGATACGACTGGTAGTAGTATTAGTAATAGGACTAATAGCAATACAGAGACTAATAACAATGAGACTAAGGATGTGAATAGTGCTAGTGGTACAAGTAATACTGATACCTTGAATAGATTTAGTGATACACCACAGAATAGCATGGACACACAGGGTATTGCTGATAGCGTTCCTTTGACTACAGTTACTAAGGTAAATGAAGATAATACTACAACTAATAATAGCACTGATACAATTACAAGTAATGGAAGTAGAACTGGAAATGGCACTGAGAATGTGACAGGAAATAATACAGAGAATGTTAATAGCACTGATAAGTATATTGAAACAGTTAAAGGAAAACAGGGAACAGAAAATTATAGCAGTTTATTAAAGAAATTCAGAGAGACTTTTCTTAATATTGATATGATGATTATTGAGGATTGCAGTGATTGTTTCTTTACTTTATGGTAAAGGGAAAGAGAGGTAATAATGGACGCAAATTATAATAACTTAACAGAGTTTAGGTTTTGGTGCTTTAAAGTGTTACCACTGGTTTATGATGATGAATTAAGTTATTATGAAGTTATCTGCAAGTGTGTTGATTATATTAATAACTTGATTGAGAATGATAAAGCTATTAGTAATGATGTTGAACAGTTAAAGCAGGAAATGAAGAAGGTGCAGGAGTGGATTGATAATTATGATACTAGTTTTGCAGAGAGTATTATAAGAGAGTATCTTGCTACTATGATATTTGTTACTATTAGTGACAGTGGTTATATCGTTTACAATATTCCTGCTAATTGGAAGAGTATTACATTTAATACTACTGGGTTGGATATTGAGAATAATATCGGTGTTGGTAACTATGACTACGGTCATTTAGTATTAAGCTATTAAGAAAGAGAGGTAAGAGTAATATGAGTAATGGATTAATTAACAGACAGTATGTAGGTGCTAGGTATGTGCCGAAGATTATGGGTGAGTGGGATAAGACTTTACAGTATGAAGCATTGAGTGTGGTAACGTATATGGGTAATAGCTTTACGAGTAAAGTGCCAGTGCCTGCAAATACAGAAATTACTAACAATGATTACTGGGTTAATACAGGTAATTATAATGCACAAGTAGATAATTATATAAAATTAACAAATGAATTAAAAAAAGAAATTAATGATATAAAGAACAATGTAGATAACGAAATTAATAACACAAATTGCTATGGTGAATTAATGTATGGTTTTACCTTTGATGATAGCATAAGTGGTAATAAATCTTATCCATGTTTACTAAATGGTAATGTAGCTTATGTTGACTATAATAGTGAATTTGATGCAAGGGATAGTGCATTAATAAAAATTAATAAAAAATATTATTTAATAAATAGTAATTTAAAACCTAATTACACATTAACACTAAGAATATCTAATGACTTAACAAACTGGGAAGAACATATAATTGAAACTAATTTTACAATGAATAATGAAAGATTATATCCGTGGGGGTTTGATTGGTTTATAGATGATAATGGTAAAATTTATTTAACTGGTGCTTGCGGAAATAATAGTGATGTTACTTACCCTTGTTTAGCAGAATTAAATTTAGATAATTACACTTTAACAAATAGTTATTTATATACAGAATATAGAAGTTTTTATGACTTATATATTGTTAAAAATAATAACACTTATTATATGTATATGTCTGACCATTCAACAAAAGGTATTCATATCTATACATCTAATACACTACTAGGTTTATTAAATCCTGTAAATGTTTTTAATAATAATATGACAGCTGAGGGTTGCTCTGTATTAAAAACTTTTAAAAATAATGAATGGATTATGCTATATGACAGTTATACTAACACTGACGGTCAAGGTTTATGCTATGCTATTAGTAACGATTTAATTAATTGGCTAGACAAAGGACATTTTATTGCAAATAGTAATATTAGAGTAAGACATTTTACACCAATTTATTGCTCAAATACTATTGACAATACACGTGTATTAAGTAAAATGAGCAAACTTTTTTATAATAAAACTAACTACGACTTTACTGCAAATAAAATTAAATACACATTAAATAATTACCAGGAAATTGCTATTAATCAATTTGACGGAATTTATCATAAAGCGTATGAAATGCCAAGTAACATAACATATACTATTAATAACGGTAATACTAAAAGCATATCAATGCCCACATTAGTAAATACTAAAGGTGTCACAGATACTATGAAAAATGGAATTATTACACATAAGTCAATAGCTATTAAAGTAAATACTGATGATATTACTTTATCTACAAGTGTTACTGGTGGAAGTAGATTTAAAATAAATTTAACAAATATACCAAAGGGATATACATTAATAGATAATTGTGAAATTAATTGGAAAGGCTATGCGTACAAGGATGTATTTGTCAATCCTAACGTTAATAATTATATAATGATTAGCGGTGAAATATGGATAAATGCACCTTTTACCAGCTTAGAAGATTTTAAAAATTATATAAATAGCAATCCACTTATTTTTGGTATATTATGTAATCCTAAAACCGAAACAGTAAACAATACGTTTATAGCAAAACCATTAACTGGTAGTAT